ACTTCCGTTGATATTCATTCCTACCAAGAAGGCCAACTAGAGAGTCATTTAGCCAAGAAAAAGGCTTTAGGAAGCCTATTGACTAAAAAAACGAATTCTCTTGTCAATATCACTACTCGCCAAATAGAAATTGGTCCCCATTCAAGCGTTGGAACCAGTATTAAAAAGAAAAAGCCAGTTGTTCAGACAAGTAGCGACTTTAAAACGAATTTAAATCTTAAAGCTCCAATTGCTGATACGTCTGAAAGACCTGTTTTTTTAAGGGATAGACCTTTATTGCTTTCAACAGATGCAACTATGCCGAAAGACCCTAAAGAAGTCGCAATGAGGGCATCATTGGCAAAATTAAGAGATGAAGGAGGTGTATCTAAGCCAGAACCTACTGAAACCAGTGCTCCTAAATCAACAGCTAGTTTTGACCCAATAAAAGAATCTGAACTTGGAACATTAAGGCAATATCTAAAAACTCAGGTTTCCAATATTGCTAAAATGAAGTCAGGAAAACCTGTTGAGGGAAATTATGGAAGTCAGGCAATAAGGCATATAGAGAATAGAATAATTAACTATATATCTAAAGGTAATGAATACGTAGATATACCTATAGAAGGTTTTAATAAAAAAATACGTGGTACTAAATTAGCCCATATGTTGGCTAATACTGCTTGGAGTGATCCTGACATTCAGGGCCAAATGAATCCTGCTGATAAAAAGCTTTTTGGAGAGTTTGGAGGAAAAGGAAGAGCAGGTTTTGCAGGGAAATCTGGCAAAACACAGTATATTTCCGAACATTGGGCGGCTCCTTTTGGGGGATCAAAATATGCTCCCGGAAGAAGTCAGGTGGCAACAGAACTATATTCTTTAGATGAAGAAAAGGCTGTTCCCATATCTTCGGGAAGCAAATTCAGACCAACAGATAAAAATAAAGGTTTGGGTGCTTTTAACACTAAAAGAGGGGCTATATCTGGTGTAGAGTTAAGTCCTAATCCACGTTTGATAGTTAAAGATCCCGGAGCACGACTAGGACGTTCTGTAGATGATCTTGTGATGCATGGCACAAATCCGTTGTCTTCAGAGCAGTTTACTCTTAATTATCAGTTAGCTACTGAAGCTCCAAATCCTAGTGGAGAATTATATCTTGCAGGATCAGGTGATAACCCCCTTTATGAAGCTCAACCTTATCATACAGAAATTGGCGATAAAATTGTTCATTCAGAATCATATCAAACAAAACTATCAGCACACTCTGGAGCACTCCAGTGGACCCCTCAGACAGACTTAACTGCTGGAGTCTCCAGATCCCAATTAAAACATTATTATCCTAAAGGCACTGTTCTTACAGTTACATCTCCAAATAAAAAAGTACCATTAGGAACAATGAGTAAAACTGGTCATTTTATTCCTATTGGTCTTAAAGGTGATAAAAAGAAAAGAGTTCTTGCAGGCCCAGAACTTCAATCACCTGAATGGAAAACAGTAATGCAGTTATCAGCAGGGTCAGGTCTTTATGGGCAAGATGTCCCAGAAGGCTATTTGTATGATGATCCTCAAGCACGTGCTGTTCAATCTGGTACTGGATCTCCAGTAGATGCACCACATCGTACAGGAATGGATATTGAAGAAAGAGGATTAACTTTTTCAGGACTAGCTACACAAACAAAAGAAGGTAGAATAGCCGATCCTGCACGTACTGGTGTTGTTGATATGGAAGCAAAACAGCTTATGGAACTAGATATACTCGATTTAGATGCTGAAGAATCCCGATTGCGGAAACAGCAAGAATTGAATCAGAAGATCATGCATCAAGGGAATGTCATTACAGGGCAAACCGAAGATTTCAACCCTGCAAAAAGATCTATATTAAAAACAGTATTAATAAAAGATGGTGCGAAAATATCTCATGGAGATAGGCAACACAGCACTTATATCGATGAAGGGAAAGCACGTAGAAAAGAAATCAAATCTTACGATACTTCCGCAGAAAGAGGTGGTGTTAGAACAGATGCATTAGATCTTGAAGGTCATGAAAGAGCATGGGTTAGAGTCAAGGATAAAAAAGGCAAAGAAAGTTGGAAATATAAAAAAATAACTTTTTCAGATTTTGAGATAGAAGGTGGTGAAATAGATTATGAAAGACACAAAAGTTTCAAAAAGGTTGCTAGTGCGATCAAAAAGAAGAATGTAGAAATAGAATTAGCCAATGTAAAAGAAGGCAAACCTGCGGATCAAGGTAAGCAGACTTTTTACCAAGACAAACAAGGTCAATTTCATGTAGTTCCTGTTGAAAAAGCTATAGAAGCAAGAACAAAGGGTGTTTATTCAGATAAAGGGCCAACTCCGCAAATAACTGGATACAACAGACAAGGTACGTTAGTTACTTCAACTGCTCCACCTGTACAAGGCAATGTCGCAACAACTGGCAAAATAAAAGAGACACAAACTAAAGCACAGCAAAAATGGGGTGAAGGATCGCTAAGAAGCAAACTGACTTTTGGAACAAACTTATTTGTTCTTCCTGATGTTATCCATGCACTAAGGGTTAAAAAAGATACAGAAAAAACAGGTAAGGAATTTAACATAGGTTCTTTTATTCCTCCTTATGCAAGAAAAATTGTTTATGGGAAACCGATACCTAGATCATGAGTAATACGAAGGCTCTTGAAGAAGCCATTGCACTTGCAGAGGCAATACAAGAGAAAAAAGATACTAATAAAGTTCTATATTATGAACCTTATGAATATCAGCATAAATTTCATGAAGCTCGTGATTCAGGAGGAAGGTTAGCAAGGCAACGTCTTTTAATGGCGGCAAACAAGGTTGGGAAAACCTATTCAGGAGCAATGGAATTGACGATGCATGCTCTTGGAGATGCTTATCCCGATTGGTGGAAAGGTGCTAGATTTACAAAGCCTATCAAAGCATGGGCGGCAGGAAATACATCTAATAATACTAGAGATATAGTACAAGCAGAACTACTAGGAGAACCCGGAGATGAAGAAGATTTTGGACACGGAACTATACCAAAAGATAGGATTGTGGGCTTTGAACGTGCTCCCGGAATCCCGAAGGCTTATCAATCAGTTCTTGTCAAACATTCGTCAGGTAAAAACTCAAAAATCTGGTTCAAGTCCTACGAACAAGGACACCAAGCATGGATGGGTAAAGCACTTGATGTCATTTGGCTGGATGAAGAACCTCCGCAAGATATTTACTCCCAAGCACTCAGAGGAACGCTGAAAAGTGGTGGACTTGTCTACATGACGTTTACTCCTGAATCAGGAATGACTCAGGTTGTTGCACAATTTATTAATGAACTTAAACCTCATCAGGCTTTATTCAATGCAACATGGGATGATGCACCTCACCTATCCCCTGACATTCGTGAAGAGATTTTGGCGGCATTGCCTCCGCATGAAAGAGACATGCGTTCAAAAGGTATGCCTGTATTGGGATCTGGTTTGGTATTCCCGATTCCAGAAGATCAAATCAAGATTGAAGCCTTCCAAATACCTGAATACTTCCAACGTATCTGTGCTATCGACTTCGGTTGGACTCATCCTACTGCTTGTGTCTGGATTGCTCATGATACTGAAAATGGGAAGTTCTATGTTTATGATGCTTATAAACAGTCTGCGGAAACACCTGTTGTCCATGCTCATGCAATTAAAGCAAGAGGTGAATGGATACCTTGTGCGTGGCCTCATGATGGTGAACAACATGATAAAGGATCTGGGAAACCGCTTGCGGAGCAATATCGCAAATTGGGGGTTAATATGCTTGGTAGGCATTTCGAGAATCCAGATGGTGGTATGGCAGTTGAACCGGGGATTATGGAAATCCTTCAAAAAATGCAGTCAGGCAGTTTCAAGGTTTTCGAGCACTTGACAGAATGGTTTAGTGAATACAGGATGTATCACAGGAAAGAAGGAAAAATCGTCAAAGAAAGAGATGATTTAATGAGTGCTACAAGATATGCACTAATGTCGGCAAGATTTGGTAAGTCAATTTTCATGAATATGGGTAGACCTAAAATTGCAATTGGTGCAACTGATAAAGAATATCCTTATTTTCAGGAATGGACTGATAGGAGTCATTATGGCATACGCTAAAAGCTCTTTATTAACTAAACAAATGAACAGGAAGCGTTCATTTTATCAATCAGCAACAGATGCTAGATTAGCAAAACAACAATACGGTTTAGCCCTTCAGGAGCAACAAATTGCAGAAAGTGAAGGAGCTATTTGGGATACTAAAGAAAAAGAAGGAAGAGAAGCATACACTTCTAGTTGGGAAGGCTTTTATGGTGAAGGTGGTGCAGGTAAGGAAATTTTAAATGTTTATGAAAATCTAGGTAAGAAATTTGGGTTTTCCAAAAAAGTCAGTGATGCTCAAAGTAAATTAACATCTACAGGTGAGATGAACTTTTATGAGAATCTTGGAACATCTTATATGGATAGTGATATAGGTACTCATGTTTATGGTACTCATTTTGGTAAAAGCCAAATTGACCAACACCAGAGAGCAAAATTCATAAAAGATTTAGCTTCTCAGGGAATGGTTAGTAAAACAGTTGGTGACCAAACAGTTACAGGCAAACAAGCCGCTTTCCAGTTGTATGGGCAATCTATAGGAAAAGCAGGAACCGATTGGTATAATCAAAACCTTGGAGGTGGAACATGGGATCGTGGTGACAAATTAGAATTTAAAGGTGGACGTTGGACAAGACAGGAACACCGTAGAGGTAAAACAAAAACTGGATTGTTTGGAATAAAGTATTGGGACAAAGATGCAACATGGTGGAAAGAACATGATATTCATGATCAAATCATGGGTACTGCCGACAAATGGATTGGCAAGCTATATACAGAAAATATATGGGGTACTGATTATTCTTTATCTGAAATTGATAAAAATATAAAAACAATACAGGATTTTAAAGCTAGTGATCCTTATAAACAATTTACAAGCGATTACACTGGATTAAAGACTTCATATGATACTATGGTAGGTAGAGGTAGTGACTATCAAAAAGCAATGACACGAAGACATAAAGCTGGAGTTGGTGTTAAAGAAAAAGACATGGCAATGAAAACAGCAATGAAACAACAAGGTATTGCTTATAAAGCTTTTAAAGGCATTGGTGGAGGAATGGGAATTGGAATGGGACTTGACTATCAAGGTAGAAAAGCTGGTTATGGTTATGGTGGAACTGCTTAATATAAGGTCTATATGAGTATCTTATCAGATATTACAAGTGGGAAATGGGCTACAGGTTGGGTCCAAAGAAACAAAGGATTTTTAAAAGATGTCGGTGGTTTTATTAGCAACCCTATGGGATCTCCCCATGGAAAATCCTTATTAATGCAAAAGCTAGAAGGTGGAGAAATCTGGAATACGTTAGGGCTTGGAGATCACGAATTTGCTCATTGGGATTTTAATAAAGATTTAGCGGCTGGAAATTGGCAAGATCGAGTTGGAGCACACCATTACGGAAGGCAATGGGAAGACTTTAAAGAAGGTTGGAGTGGTGGAAATCTCGTGGATAAAAGACTAGGAATGGAAGGCAATCAGCTTTCTTTTGACCAGTTTAATAGAGCATTTGGTGCTGGAGCATGGGAAGACAGATTAGGTAGTAACATTTACGGAAGATCAGATGGTGGTGGTGGATCTGATGAAATAGATGAAAGTTATAAAGATATAACTGGTGATGATGGAGAAGATGATAACAGTAATATTAATGAAGCCTTAACTGAAAGTGAGCCACCTCCTAGTGGAATGGGATCAAGAGCTTATGGATGGTCTGCCAATATACGTAGGGCATTAGGTGGTGTTGGAGAAGATCTATATAAAACAAGAGGTAAAAAAGCTTCTATATTAACTCGTAGAGGAATGCTCGGATGATCGCTAATTCATCGCCAAACTTCAGCCAAGATGGTGGTTTTGTTCAGCAAATAATGAAACGCTATGAGACTCTTAAAGCCAATAGGGTTAATTGGGAGTCAAACTGGCAGGAGATAGCACGTTATATTCTTCCTCGGAGAGCAGACTTTGAAACAGAAAGATCTCCCGGTGAAGAAAGAAGACAGTACATTTTTGATTCTACTCCTGTAAGGGCATTAACACGTTTTGCTTCAGGTCTTCACAACATGATGACCAATTCAGCATTACGTTGGTTTCAGATTCAAACAGAAAACAGAGAATTAAACCAATATCGGCCTGTTCAGCTATGGCTAGAAGAATGCACTGTTCGGTTAGGCGAAGCCTTTAACAGACCTTCTTCTAATTTTCATCCTGCAATCTTTGAATACTATACTGATTTAGGAGCATTTGGCACTGCTGTAATGTTTATCCAAGACCGAATTGGTGAAGGTCCATATTATCAATGTTTCCCATTATCCGACTGTTACCTTGCATCAGATTATTATGGGAAAATAGATACTATATTTAGAATATCTAGGCA